AAGGACTCTTGCCGGTGCCTTGACATGCTTAGTACGTGCCGTCGTCGACAACGCCCACAGTCATTGCACCGGTGGAGTTATCTACCAATACTTCAGTGCTTTCTTTAACAACGCCTAGTTGTGAAGAAGTGGCGATCTGTGTGCGGCCCCAGATAAGTGCGAGTGCGTCCTGTACGTTCGCTACAGCAGGCATGCTGGGCGAAAAATATGCGCCATCGCAGAGAATGTCGTAGTCGTTAAAAGTACCGCTGGCGCCGGAGACAACGGCAACTTTTTCCCAGTTAGCGCCTGTTCCTTGGCTCAAGATCCAGTCGCCTACAGCCAGGCTTGCGGCTGGCGCAGGAGTTGTTCCAGTTCCGCCTGTTGTTACAACGAGATATACACCGTTGTTGGTTGAGTTTGGAGTGGTAAGAGCTTGTCCAACTACAAGGCCGGCGTTAGTGCCGTATTCGTTCAACGTAGTAATCGTGTTGGCTGTAGCGTCGTATGTACCACCGAAACGGACGTTTAATTGAGTGGCGCTGCCGTAACCAACAAGTAGCCAATAACCGTTTGGAGTAGGTGAAACTACACCCACCCAGATGTATGCGGAACGATCACTAGGATTGATCCACCACTGACCAGCAAATTCAGGGGTCGGCTGAGATTCACTAACCTGTGCAATTCCGTAGTCAGCTAGTTGCTCGGCAGTAACACTATTTGGAGCTAGACGACTGGAATCAAAAGTTCCGCTTACAATGCTGCTTGCATCAATATCGGGTATATCGGCAGCAGTCAGTACATCTCCGAGCGTAATGTGACCGGCTGCATCGACTGTTACTTTGGTGTAGATACCTGGAGTTACACCGCTAGTGCTGTGGCTAATTTCTCCGGTTCCACTGATACTTAGCGCGTCCGAATCAGGTACGGATACAGCGCCGACAGTGGTTGAAGTTCCAATCGGAAGGTCTGCTGGTACGAGTGGTGTTGCAGCAGTGATGTGTCCGGTGGCGTCGAAAGTGATTCCGGCGCTGGTTCCGGCTGTAACCGTCGAGGCGTGATCGACGACGCCGGTGGAATCTACAGTTAGACCCGAGCCCGGACGCATAGCGCCAACGGTGGCTACCGTGGCGACGGGTAAATCGGTACTTACAAGCGCTGAGGTTCCGGTGATATGACCTGTATTACTGAAAGTGATGCCGTTGTGTGTGGCGCCGGTTATTGAGTCAGTGTGGGTTACGGCACCATCAACCGCGATATCTAGCCCTGAAGTTGGCGGAAAATAAGCCCGTCCTGCAGCAGAATCAGTAGCAATGTTGGCACTTAGATTGCCAGTGCCATCGACGGATAAACCGTCGGAGATGATTACACCGCCGAGTGAACTGGTAGTAGCGGGGGGAAGATCAGTCCCAGTGATAGTGCGGGCGGTTACCGCTCCAGCGCTATCCGTAGGGCCTGCTAAAAATTGAGCGGATCCAGTAGTGATGGCTAGGCGATCTGGTTCGATCGTGGCAACTGCCACCTTGCTATTTGTGACGGCATCGGATGCCAGCTTTGCGTTGCTAACGCTTGCATCAAGGATTTTTTCTTCGGTTACAGCGTCGGCAGCAAGGTCGGCAGAACCGATGCTGCTGGCTTCGATTGAAATTTTGGCGCCGGCTGTGGCCGAACCGGTAACGCTGTTTGCTTGGATTTTGTCTGTTGTTACTGCGTCGTCGGCAATCTTGATTTCTGTTACTGCGTCGTCGGCGAGTTTTGCAGTCGTTACGGATCCGTCGGCAATGCTCGCGCCAAGCGAGCCGGACATGGCCGTAGCCAAGTCGGCGACGGTTACCTTCTTTTGATCTGCAGCACTTAGGTCGGCAAGCGCCAAGAAGTCCGTGTTTTCGACGTTTGCCGCCGAAATCGGGTCAAGGTTGACGATGATGAAATCGGACATTACCCCTACGGACTACAAGGGTCTGATGGGGTCAGTCTACAGAGTTCGTCGCGCCAGGTCAGGTTAGTCAGATTGGAGTGTCGACGTTAAGGACTACCGGGCCTGTGGTCACAAACTGCAGGCGAGAACGCACCGCGTCGTCCGACTCGAAACTGATTCCGACGTTTGTGAGAAGGCCCGTTAGCTCATACCAAAGCGAGTCTGAGGGCCTAGAGGGGTTGGAGCCTGGACGCACCACGTACAATTTTGCCTCAAACTCGGCACCGAGGGTTTGCCTGGTAATCAGTTGGTGCAGGTAAACAGTTTTTTCTACATCGATGCCAGATTCCGTGGGGGGCATGTAGTCAAAAAGGCATTCGATTGTGCCGCCACCGCTGATTAAAGTGCTGTACTGTTCACGGAAATTACTAGATAGTGTCGTGACATCTGCGGAGTTTCTTTCTGTATTTAACTCGTAAGAGGTCACTGCGCCTAAATTCTTGTAGGGAGTATCCGCTAAAGAAACAGTGATGTTTTGTGTTGTACCTGGATCTTGAAGCACAATGCGGTTTGCAGTTGCTCCAGCTACTGCGGCGGGAAATGTGTTGTATAGGTATAGACCTCCCATAAGATCGACATGCACATACCACGTGCCTTGGTTACGAGCTACACCATCACTCCAGCCGCTGCTAGTTATGAAAAGTAATGTGGTGGCTGCGGATATAGTTATCCGGTCTCCGGTGAAAAAACTTTCGCCGGCTCTCTCAAAACTGAAGCGATTAGATGTAGTATTTACGTCCGCTACATTTATGGATGTAGTAATCTCGGTCGTGTCAGCTGGTCTACGAAGACTGACAATACCGTCTTTGCCTAGATAAATTGCCATTGTTATACGAGAGCGGTGGTGAATCCGTCGGTTACTTTGAAACTAATTCGGGCTTCCATAACATCGCCAGTACGGCATCCGATGTTTACTTGAGTAATAATGCAGTCAAAGGCTATATTTTTACTTCCAAAGCGTAAAGAGAGGTTTACGGTGGAAGCCGGAGTGTTTCCGGTTTTAATGACTTTGTTTACTAGATTTTGTGGGGCGCTGGTGGTTCCGTCAAGGTAATACAGTACTGTTGCCGAGCCATCGGCGTCTGTGTTTCCGGGTGTGTAAGATTCGTTTTTCTGTCCCAAGGTTGTCGTCCGCAGTGCGTCGACGCTGCCGGAGACTGACCATTCGGTCACTTTGGCAACAACTGTGTTGTTTAGCCTAAGGGATCCGTCGCTGCCTGTTAAGTACGCCATGGCTGTAGGGGTCTACGCGACCGGAACTGATACTAACCGAACACTTACATTATGCCGCCCTTTCACAGAGGGAGCCACGCTAGGTGGTTCTGCGTAGCGCCACTGCACTTTGGTGGTGTTATACAGAGATGAAGCCTTTGAAGTAAACCCGGAAAAGACCTTGGCACTTAAAGTGAACAAATTGTATGTTCCGTTTGTGTTGTAGTGTCTGTAAATCAGCAGCATGTTGGCTTCTGATACGTTTGCAAAAGTAAGATCGAGTGCGCTGCTTATTCGCAAAGAAGAGTAACGAATGGACGTTTCTGCGCCGTTTAGCGCCGTGTACGTTGTTCCAGGGTAACTTCCTGGGTTCAACGTGCAGGTACTTGGAGCCAGGGAAGGGAATACCGTCATGACATGACCTCCACTTCGCCGCTAAGCATTTCTCTAGTAATGATACTTCTGCCATTGCTGTCGAGAGGGAAGTGCGTCGCCTCGACTTGGATGGTGCCGTCGGCGTTTTCCGTAAGGGAGTCGAGCAGGTAATACTCGATGTCTTTTGTGGTTTTTGGAGATTCTGCGGGGCCGGAGATTAAATTAAGCTGGATGGCAAAGAATGTCCCCGGTTTTTTGTTTGCAAAAAATTGCGTTCCAGTGAACGACACCGTGTGGGAGACGTACTTTCTGTACGCCAGCAGGTAACGTGCTACATAAATTGCATGGAATTCAGTTGTGCAGAATAGCGTCATGTCATACTCCTCATGTACTGCTGTGGGAGACGTCCCTTTGTATCGAACGAGTGTAGTAGTGATGGAGCCAATGTCACTCGGTGACTGCTTGCGCCACGTCATGACAGCGTGAAATGGGTCTTGCTGTGTTTTTGCGGTGTAATTTTTTGTGTAACTATCGGGAATTATGTGGGCAGTAGTTGCTGTAAATTCTGGTGTTAATTTTGTTGTTTTGGGTGTGAAGTCGTCGGCCAGTGGCAGTAAAGGAGCCAGGCCCGCTTTACCGTCATTGAGAACCAGTCGCAGTAAAAAGTAAGGTGCGACCGTGTTGATGAATTCGCGTAGCCCAGTGGTGGTGGTGAGAGCTGCATTGAAGTACAGGCCCATCTTTTGGGTGAACTGCGCTGCGGCTTTAAGCGATGCGCGGTCAATCAAGTTGTCGGACAGGTTCGCGGATTTTTGAAGCACGTAGTAGGTGAGGTCCGCAAAATTATCACTAGGGCCATACGTGAAATTGTTAAGCACGCGCTGAACACGCATACCGTTTCGACAGAAAATAAACAGCTGGTTTAAGTAGTCCCTGGGTGGATTCGTTATGATTGCCGCGTATGCGCCAATGGTGATGTCGTCGTAAAGGCGAGAATCAGGTACTGTAATTTTTGCGCCAGGAAGTCCGGGACGGCCAGGCTCTAGTGGATTAACGATTCGCACGTCGACAAAGTCATGTTGGACAAATTCCTCGATTGCAGTTTCGTCTTCCCAAGACCAGCCGCCATCTCCGCCATAGGGTGAGTTACTATATGCAGTTCGATCCGGGCGCTTCAACTTGTCGGATTGCGTAAACTCTTCATGGCAGAGTTGAGGATTTCCTGGGTCGTATACAACAGGGATACCGCCTGTTTCACCGTGGTTGGTGGATGCCCCGTATACTTTCCATACGTGGCTAATTTCTCTGTCTGTTTCTGCAAATAGCTGATATCTACCGCCGGCACCACTTCCCGAGAAAAACACACCTTTTTTAACTACATAAGCCTGTTGTGTGCCGACTACAGAGCGTGGAAGGTAACACACAGTAGGACGATAGGCCAAGTTAGTTAGATCGCGGTCGTGTATACCGCCCTTGTAACGTACTGGAACAGGGTTAAATAAGTATTGATACTTACCCTTAGTTGTATGAGAATACTCGATAACTCTTCTTTCTTTGTGGTTTAGACGCAGCGAAGTCCACAGCGTCCATGGAATAGTGTCTGTTTTATCGCTAGGGGTATTTCGCGGAATACGGCGGAAGTAAATATCAAACACTACCGCATCTAACCACGTTTTTCTAAATCCAGGTGATGCTCTATCGGATGCAGACCCGACGAGCCGTAGCGCATCTAACAGGGAATTAGACTCATCAAAACCGACGGTATACGGATACACAAAAGGCACTATGCGCATACCGTTTT